CCGGCTGGTTCGGCCCCAGCCAGGCGCAGGCGGCGAGCCGCGGCACTGATCAGGACATTATCAATCTGTCCAACCAGATTTCGAACGAACAGAACATGTTCGCGAACGACTTCGGGAGAACCGGCGACCTTATGGCGCAGTATATGGCCACCAACAATCCCGGCTTGATGGAGGCCATGCAAGCGGCGGCGGCTCAATCTCAAGGCCCCATGGGCGTTGGCCTTGCCGAAAGTACGCAGGGCAAGGGCGACCGCGGTGATACCGCGCCGGTAAGCCAGGCTTATCCCGGTGCCGAGCAAGCATTTCCCAGCATGAGCATGTACAACGTCGATCCGGTTGCGCCGAGCCAGGGATGGCCGAGCCAGACTGAAACCACCCCGACCGTCCAGCAGTCAGGCGTGCCGACCGTTGATCCTGCAACGATGCAGCAGGGATACCAGCAACTGGCTGCTGAAATGAATGCGCGGCAGAACCAGCAAGACATGATGACCGCCCAGGAGCATGGCGAGCAGGGCAAGAGCGGAGTATTTGGCGTGCCGGCCGTGGACCCGGCTACATCCAAGTCTGGTTACGACATGCTGACGCAGCAGATGATGGAGCAGCAGTCAAATCAGAACGCGCCGCTAACGGCGGACATGTTCGACGCGCAGTCGCGGGGCGAGCAGGGCAAGGGCGAGCAACTTGCGCCATGGGTGCAGGGAGAGCGTGGCCCTATCGAGCAACAGATGGAAACCATCGGCCTGCGGCCGGGCGAGGACGTGATTAGTTCGCTGCTGCCCGCGACGCTGAATGCCGGCGGCGGCATCGGCGTTCCCGGCCTGTTGAGCATGTACGCCACCGATCGGAGCGAGCCGAGCGGTCGTCCTGGCGGCAGCCCCACTGGCAACCCATCCCAGGCCGGTGTCGGGCCGTTTGGCCCCGGCAGCGGGCGACCGGGCGGCGACACCAGCGGGCGGCCTGGCCTGTCGATCACGGTCGGCAACAACCAGTATGCGGCAGGGCGACCGGGTGGCCCCGGCTACTACCAGACCGGCGGCGCCGGCATTGCGCCCGGCGCCAAGGGCGCCGAATACGGCGGCGCCTACGGCCGTGGCAGTCCCGGCTTGCCCGGCACCAGCGCATTCGGCGGCGACTTCCGCAGCCAGGGCGGCGGCACTGGATGGTTCTTCGATCCGGGTACGGGCCAATATTTCCAGGCCGGCGGTCGCAGATAGGGAGTTGATTCCATGGATTTAGGCAGCATTCTAGCCGTGGCGCAACAGCAGCGGTCGATACCGGGACTGTTATCGATGCTGCGTGGCGGCGATGTACAGGGTGTCGGCGGCGGTGGTGGTCTAGCCCAGCCTGGCCCAATGACCCCGATGGGTGGTGGCGGTGGTGCCAATACCTCCCAACTGCAGGTGGCACAGTCGGCCATGGACGGCAGCGGTCAGAATAATTGGGCCCCGCAATGGGTCATAGACGAGTGGAACAGGACGCCAGCGGATAGTACTCGGCCATCGGACCGCAGCGGTGAGGCTCAGGGAATTACTCAAGGTCAACTGGCCCCGCAGTATAACCCGGCCAATTGGGGGCCGCCCCCGCCATTGAACGAGGGGCCCAGCAGTTGGTTTCCGAGCGCGTTCAACAATAGAGACCCCCGCTACAGCAAATTCTGGACAATGAAAGGTTACGACGCGCAGCGGGGGGGGCAGTTGCCAGAAGTGGGGGATGAGCGGCCCAACAGCTTTAATATTGGGAATGGAAATTTCATGGTTCTCGGGCATGAGATCAGCCCGGCCAAGCTGCAGTACGATCTACACCGCCCGATCAGCGATCCGATGACGGCTGGCAGCATCCATTTCTCCAGGCAGTTCGGGCCAGATCAGACTGCGTGGTCCACGACGGGGGAACTTGGCTTGCCAGGGCAGCTTGAACCGTTCGCGCAGATGTGGGGCGCCGGCGGCCCATAGGAGGACACCAAACGCCATGCGCAGACAACGCCCGCTGATCGCGCCGATCGAAAAGCGCAAACGCAAGCTGCAGTTTCATCCCGACGAGGTGCGCGCCAAAATCCAGGCCCATCGGCTGGTGCAGGTTCTGCAGCAGTTCATCTTCGGTGAGGTTGACAAGGACGGCATCAAGCTGGCGGACTTGAGCATGCCGCAAGTGCGGGCGATTGACTGCCTGCTCAGGAAGGTGGTGCCCGACTTGACCCGCACACTGATCTCGGCGGACGTGAACGTGCGCTATGTGGCCGAGTTGCCGCCGGTTCTTTCCAGGGCCGATTGGATTGCCAAGTATGGAAATCCCGAGCAGCCGCGTATGATTGAAGGCACCACAAACGGGAGCGGTGATGATGGCAAGGGCAAGCTTCAGTGAGCGGTTCGAGGATTATATTTCGCCCGAGCCCAATTCCGGCTGCTGGCTGTGGGATGGCGGCAACGTCAAAACGCAGAAGGGTTACTATCCGATCGGCGTTAATGGGAAGACAAAGCAAGTTCATCGATTTGCCTATGAACGCTATCGCGGCCCGGTCCCGCCCGGATTGCTAGTCTGTCATTCGTGCGATGTGCGCTGTTGCGTCAATCCGGATCATTTGTTTCTGGGAACGCCGGCAGATAACACGGCTGACATGATCCGGAAAGGGAGGATGGCGAGAGGCGAAAGAAGGGGCCACGCCAAACTAACGACAGAGCAAGCATTGGAAATCAAAGCTTCGGCGTTATCGTCGCGAGTAGTGGCGGCTCAGTACGGTGTTGGTTCAAGCACAATTCGCAAGCTTCGCCGTGGCAAAACATGGACGCACATACACCAGCAGAACAAGTAATTTGGAGCCCTGGAAGCAACTTTGCTCAGTGGGCTTTGCTGCAATGTGATGTCTTCGAAATCTTCTTTGGTGGTGCACGCGGGGGCGGCAAAACCGACGGAATGTTAGGCGAGTGGATGGCTCACGCCAACCGCTACGGCATCAATGCTTCCGGCCTCATGCTACGGCGCACGCGCACTGAGTTGATGGATACGATCGAACGCTCGCGAGCAATCTATGGCCCGCTGAAGTGGACCTATAACGAACAGGAGAAAACATGGCGCGATCCCAAGGGAGCCCGCCTCAAGTTCGCTTATTTGGAGCGCGACGCCGACGCCGAGCTTTATCAGGGCCACAGCTACTCCAGGCTTTACGTGGAGGAGGCGGGCAATTTTCCGAGCCCAGCCCCGATCATGAAGCTAATGGCGACGCTGCGTTCTGGCGCGGGTGTGCCGGTGGGCATCCGCTTGACCGGCAATCCGGGAGGTCCGGGCCACATGTGGGTGAAGGCCCGCTATGTCGATGCCGCCCCGCTCGGCAACAAAGTTATCACTGATCCAAAGACAGGATTGGAGCGGATTTTTATTCCATCGAAGGTAGGAAACAATCAGTACATCGATGGTGAGGCGTACAAGAACAGATTGCGCGCATCGGGTAGTCCCGAGTTAGTGCGAGCATGGCTGGATGGAGATTTCTCTGTCACCCTCGGCGCCTTCTTCGATTGCTGGGACACCAGCCGGCATGTGATCCCGCCGTTTGAAATCCCGAAGGATTGGCTGCGGTTTCGCTCCATGGATTGGGGCTCGGCCTCGCCGTTCAGTGTGGGGTGGTGGGCGATTGCCTCGGACGATTGGAATGTTCACGGCCGCGTGATCCCGCGCGGCGCCATGGTGCGCTACCGCGAGTGGTACGGCATGCGGCCCAACGAGCCCAATGTTGGCCTCAAGCTGCACGCCGGCGAGGTTGGCAAAGGGATTTTGGCGCGGGAAAAAGACGACGAAATATCCTACGGCGTGCTCGACCCTTCGGCCTTTGCCGAGGATGGCGGGCCCTCGATCGCCGAGCGCATGGGGACTGAAACCGGCGGCAAGATTTGGTTCAAGAAGGGCGACAACATCCGGGTGCGGATGTACGGCCACATCGGCGGCTGGGATCAGATGCGGGCGCGGCTGGTCGGCAACGACGACGGCTTGCCGATGCTGGTGGTGTTCTCGACGTGTACGGATTTCATCCGCACCGTGCCGTTTCTGCAACACGACCCCGACCGGCATGAGGATGTCTGCACCGACAGCGAGGACCACGCCGCGGACGAGTGCCGCTACGCCTGCATGAGCCGGCCGTGGATTGCGGTGAAAGAGCCGCCAAAGCCGGCCGACGTGTCCGGCTACGAGGTCTACCGCAAGAGCACCGCGGCCGAGGATTGGCGGCAGTTCTAGCCAATTAGCCAATTGGCCAGCCAATTAGCCAAAATAGGAAAATCATCATGTCAGTGATGGAAAAGTTCGCCGCGTTTGTCGGCTCGCTGTCGCCTGAGGAAACCGGCGCGGTGATGCCGATGATGATTTCCTTCATGCAGAGCAATCTCGGGGCCGGCATGACCGGCCCGAGCCTACCCAATCCGGCGACACCACCCCCACCTCCCGGGGGTGATGCTGGCCCTCCCGCCCCGCCTCCCCCCGGCACGTCAGGAGGGCCAGAACCTTTGCCGCCGCCGGTGCCCGGCCTGCAGCCGGGTGGGCTGATGGGCCGGCCGCCGATGCCGCCCACGCAAATCGGCAGCAAGGCTTACTGACATGGCGGTGACCAACGTCGTCAATTTCACCGGCTACAGCACGACCGCCACCGGCGGCTCGCGCGGTAACGGGCCGGCCGATCTCGAACCACAGGATGAGAAGGACGGCTTCTGGCCATTGGCCAAATGCGTTACGGCCTACACCACCTACCTCGACAGCAAGCGGCTGGAGATCGAGGAGCAGTTGATCGCGCGGCGCTATCGCCACGGCGCGCAGTGGAATGCTGACCAGATCAAGACCTTCAACGATCGCAAGCAGCCGATTGTGACATACAATAAGATCGGCCAGAAAATCGACGGCATCGTCGGCACGGTCGAGCGGCTCAAGCAAGACCCCAAGGCATTCCCGCGATCGCCGGAACATCAGCAAGGCGCCGACCTGGCGACTGCCGTTCTCAGATACTTGATGGACAATAACAACTGGAACGCGGTGACCCCGATCGTGACCGAGAGTGCCGCCGTCGACGGCCTCGCCGGCATCGAGCTTGATCTCAAGGCAGTGCCGCCCACGCCGCAGCAAGCCCGCGGTTCGCCGCCACAGCAGCAACCCGACTATGATGTGATGTTCAAACCCGTCGACAACGACGGGTTTTTTTATGACCCGCGCTCGTTCAAGCACGACTTTGAGGATGCGCGCTATCTGGGCGTCGGCAAATTTGTTGACGAGGAACTACTGGTTGAACTCCTGCCGGGGATGGAGGAGGACATCAAGGCGGCGTGCGACACCAACACCGAATTGATGTCGAATTCCGACCGCGACAACAGGTGGTTCGCGACCAATGGCGACTTCAAGCAAATTCGATTGGTTGATATTTGGTACAAATCCAAGGGCGGCTGGAAGTGGGCGCTGTTCACGGGCTCGAAAATCCTTATGCAGGGCGTGTCGCCGTTTGTGGACGAGCACGACCGGCAGATTGCAAAGTACCTTATGTTTTCGGCCGCGGTGGATCATGACGGTGATCGCTATGGTTTCCCGCGCAATCTTATGTCGCCGCAGGACGAAGTTAACCAACGCCGATCGAAGGCGCTACACGAGCTAAATAACCGACGCATCATCGCCACCAAGTCGGCGATTGCCGACAACAACGTCGAGGCATTGCGCCGCGAGGCCGCGCGCAGCGACGGCATCGTGTTGGTCAATACTTCGCTCGATGACATCCGATTTGACGACCAGGCCAAGCAGGCCGCGGTGATGGGGCAACTGCAATTCATGCAGGATGCCAAATCGGAAATTGAAACCTTTGGCCCCAACTCCGCGATGATCGGCGGCGATGCGTCTGCGGGCGGCTCGAGCGGTCGCGCCATTGCGCTGCTGCAGCAGGCCGGCCTGGCCGGGCTCGGACCGTACATGTTCAATCTGCGGGGGTGGAAGGTTCGGGTCTATCGCGCGCTGTTCTGCGCGGCGCAGAAGTACTGGACCAACCAGCGTTGGATCAGGGTGACCGACGCCGAGGGCGAGCCGCAATTCGTGCAGATCAACGAAATGCTCAACGGCCCGGACGGCCAGCCGATGGGCATGATGCGCAACGCGATCGGCGAGTTGGATGTCGACATCATCTTGGACGAAGGCCCCGACACCATCACGCTGATGCAGGACACCTACGAGGCGATTTCGCAGGCGCTGCCGGCGGTGGCGCCGATGCTGTCACCAGCGGCGGCCAAGGCGGTGATGGGCGTGCTGATCGAAACATCGCCCTTGCCGGCCGAGGTGAAGAAGCTGTTTCGCGACGCTGACGAGCAGCAGGCGCAGCAACCCGATCCGAAGCAGCAGGAAGCCGACGCCAAGCTGGCGCTGGCGCAGCAGGAGGCGGCGGCGCGCATTGCCAACGATCAGCAAACGGCGCAATCGCAATTGCAGATCAAGCGCGAGGCGGCGGCGCTGCAGCTTCAGCTTGATCGCGAGAAGGCCGCCAACGAAATCCAGATCGAGCGCGACAAGGCGCACAACGCCATGCAGCTTGAACTATTCAAGGCCAGCAAGCAGACCGAATTGCAGCAGCAGGAGGCTGCGCTGCAACTGGTCACCGGCCAGAATGTCTCGCGACCGGCAGCGATATAGCCGGGCGTTCGGGTAGCGCAGTCAATACCCGTTTCCGCATCGTCCAGGCGACATTGGGCGTCACGTAGCGCGGCCACGAAACGGCCGAAGGATGAACCATGAGCACAGAACCAGCAGGCGGTACGATCAGCGGTAATAGTTCGGACACGAACACGATCACTGATCAGCAGCTATTCGACCACGCCTTAAACTCCCCCGACCCGACGCCGTCGACATCTTCGTCGCCGTCGTCCGAGCCGTCATTGCCACCGTCGCAAGGCGCGCAAGCGTCCGAGCGGCCGGCATCGACACGGCCGGACTTGCAGCAGGGCGCACAGACGCCCGGCCAACCGCGCGATCCGCAAGGGAAGTTCGCGCCCAAGCCGCAGGGGCAACAGGGGCAGCAGCACAACGTGCCGCTGGCGGAATTGCTGAAGGAACGCGACGCACGGCAGCGTCTGGAAGCGCACGCGCAAGAGTTAACGCGGGCGGTGATGGACCTGCAGCAGCGTCTAAGTCCTCAAGCGCCGCAGCAGCCGCAAGGACCGGAAACCATCTTTGACGATCCAAGAGCGTACTTGGATCAACATGTCATGCAGCCCTTAAGGCAAGAGGGGCAGATGTACATGATGAAGATCAAGGACGATGTCAGCCGCACGCAAGCCAACATGCAATTCGGCGAGCAGGAAGTGAACGCCGCATTGGTTGACATCGGTCGCATCCGGCAAAGCCCGCAAGGCAACTTTGTGTTTCAGCAGATCATGCAGAGCGGGCATCCCTACGGTGAGTTGGTCAAATGGCACAGGACGGTGCGAGCGCAATCCGCGATCGGCGCCGATCCGCAAGCATGGTTGCGTCAGCAGCAGCAGGCGTGGGCCGAGAATGAAAAGGTCCAAGATTACGTCATGCAGATGCGCGCAAAACGTCTGGGTGCTCAAAAGGGTAATCCGCCCAATGTGCAACTGCCGCCGTCGCTGTCGTCGGTACGGTCATCATCCGGCCGCATGGATAACGGCGGCGATCTGAGCAGCGCCTCCCTCTACGACTTCGCCACCAAGTAAACCGGCCGCCTATCTGAAATGTCCGACCCGCCCCAGTGGCGGGTTTTTCATTTCAGGACGGCCATAGCAGAAAGGGCATACGGCCATGGCCGTCACCGATATCCACAGCAATAACAAGCTGATCAAGTTCACCCAGCAGATCAATCGCGAATGGGTGCGCGAGAACATGTTCAGCCCATACATGGGCGATGATCTCAACGCCATCATTCGCCGCCGCATGGAATTGAAAGCCGGTGGCGAAGTGATGAATATC